TATCTGGTCTACCATCTTTAACACTTTGTGCATCCGATGCGTGTCTTTGTCTTTCAAGCTGTGGATGTTTAGCTTCAAACTCAGATTTATGAACCATGGAACCATTCCATTCTTTAACCATTTCTTTGTAAGGAAACTCCATACCACTGCGATCAGATATTGCTTTTGAATATTTACCAGAAGCATGTGCCATTAGATATATCCTCTTTCTGGTGTAGCAAAGAAACTGGAACGTGGTCTGTCTTCTTCCGAAGCACGTTGCCATTCTTCTTCGTATAATTGTTTTAATAAAGGTGTTCTCTCTGGTGCTTTTTTTACAGAAGTATAATAAGCTAAACCAGAAGTTAAGCATGGTAAAAATCTAGTTGGAACTTCTAACTGATCATTATAATCACCCGCGTCCTGTATTTTAGTTAAACCATAATACTTAAAAGTGTGTGCACCATCTGGTGTTGGATATAGATACAATGTAGGAGTAGACGCTCCTCTTTCCAAAAAGTATTGTACCGGTGTACCTTCACTAGATTTAGTAGAAATATTTAAATATTCAGCACGGCTTATTCTATCAACTTCAATGTCTGTTGTAGTATCTGATGTTTTAAATAAAACTGCTTCAAGTATATCAATTAAATCACTATCAAGTGTGTAACTTGTTGTGCTACCCGTTAGTGTTAATGTTCTAAGCTCAACAGTCCAAAGATTAATACCTCTATTAGCCCATTCAGCTAACATAATATTAAGTCAACGTCTTGCGCTTTTTAAATCATAACCAGATCTAGAATCAATTCCGCATCTTTCAAATGCTTCTTCAATGACTTGATCAACGTCTAAATTAAAAGTATTAGTACCGGACGTTGCCATTACTTACCTACTTTTCTCATTGCCTTGTTATGAGCCTGCTTAAAAGTTTTACCTTTTTTCATGGCTTTCTTCATAGAAGACATGTGTTTTTTTGTATGATGTTTAGAATGCTTTTTTAAAGCTTTCTTTCCAGCTTTTGATATTTGTTGTGGCATCGAAGACCTCGATATCATTTTTAATTATAGTATGCTACTACAAAGTCACAATTTGTCACATCGACAAAAGCTGCTGTTTCAAACCTTACGCCATTTCCCTCAAAACTCATTACTAGAGGTTCATTTGCTGCTGTTCCCCATTTTAAATGAATTTTAATATCGCCAGATGCCGCAGTGTTGTCGTAAATTTTTACTTCACCATCTGCTGCACTTGATTGACATTGTATTGAATGAATTCTTAGTGGACCAAGATTGGTAGCACTACCACCAATAAATCCTTGTAATCTACCATCAGATGTTAATGCAACACTCGCTTTTACGTCACTCATATTATCTCCTAATTAATAATGTGGAGCGTTAGCTCCACATTTAATTTATTATGCTTCTTTAGCAAATGTACCTCTAACTTGAGTAACTTGCCATGCTACTACTCCATCAAGCGATGAAATAACAACAAAGTCACCTTGTTTAGAAGTTGCTTTTGTGTTGATTAAGTCTTTATCATCAGTAGAAGAACCCGCATAAGTGATTCCGTCTGAAGCGTTTGGACTAATTGTTAAAGTGTTTTGACCGTCTGGTGCTGTATTTACAAATTTAAAAGAATATCCTACAGCAATAGCTGGTAGTGTAAATACTACTCCATCAGTTCCACTTAAAAGAGTTTTTCCAGAATCTGCTGTTGTTACAGTGTAGTTTGAAGATTTAGTTTCAATATTTACACCGTCTTTTCCTTCTAGTACTGGACCAGAAAAGGTTGTTGTACCCATTTTTACCTCGTAAGTAAAGTTATACCATCTCTACGAGCGTCTGCTAGGGCAGTCGGTATAACCAGTTATCCTAGTTTATAATGTGGGGGACTAAGCCCCCACAAGTTAAGAGTAATTATGCTCCCGGTGAACCAAAGATACCTCTAAAGTCAGAGAACCCGAATGAGTATCTTTCTCTAGATTTGTATCTAACGTTTCCAGTTTCAAAATCGCCTTCCATCTTAGTGGAAATTGGCGCTCTTTGGAAGTGTTTTAATCCGTTTGGTGCATCAGTTTTAATGAAAAATGCATCTGTATCAGTTAAGTAGTTATTTACTACATAACCTTGAGGAATCATCCCCATGCTACCGATAGCATTGATATCATTATCAGCAGTACCAACTCTTTGACCAGATTTCATCAATCTTTCAGCAGTGAACTGAAGATTTACTGGAATGATTAACTTTTGACCATTTAGAGCGATTTTTAATCCTCTATCGTCAGTTAATCCAGCAATGTCAATCAGTGCTTGCTCTAAAGATGTTTCATTTAGGTCAGCAGATGTTGCTAGTTCGTTTGAAATGCTACCGCCAGTTGATGGGTGAGCAGTAGAACATAATTCTACGCCGTCTCCACCAGTGAAAGATGAATCAAACGCATTGTTTAATACGTTCGCACCTTTTACTTGTTTAGCGTTAGCCATTGAACGAGCTAGTGCTTTTGTGTAACGAGAACTGATTGTGTCGTAAAGGTTATCCTCTACTGCTTCTTCAGTAATCGCAAAAGCAAGTGCTATAGTTTCGTGAGTGTATCTCGCAGTGAAAGACTCAGTAGCATCGTCGTAATTTACGCCTGTGCCTTCTGGTTTTACTTGCGCTGTACCGAAACCGGATAGCATTACTTCTTCTTCGAATGCACGATCAGAAGTTTCTGTATCGAAAATCTGTTCATGCTGGTTTTCGTATCTGGCATATTCCAAACCGAACAAAGCGTTTAGGCCCGGTTCAAGCTCTTTTACCAGTTGTGATCTAGAAATTGGCATTAAACTCTCCTATTATATTGCAGTGGTCAGTAACCAAGTATGCTCACCAACGTTAGGTACTACATATGCGTTAGCATTTGCAGAACTTGTATCGCTGTTGTTTGGATCCTTGGAGATACCAACTTGTTTAAATTGTCCAGAAGTTGTGCTGGTAGAAGTATCTAACTCTTGTGAAGATCTTCCAGAAAGAGTGCTTCCACCCGTTCCTACTAAATCAAAACCACTAAAGTTCATAGCTGCTGTGCCAGTACCATCATGTTGGACTTCGAAGACGATTCTTGGATCGTCGTATACATAAGCCACTATATCAGAAGCATTTGTGCTTGCTGGATAATAGTTACTAAAAGTTGGCTTACTTGTAGTTGGGTCTGTATAGAAACATCCGCCGAAAATGCCTAAAACTACATCGCCCGCGTCAGCAGATTCAATTCCTCCTGCTGCAACAGCTTTCACTGCTTGACCATGATAGATCGCAGTGCCATAGTTCGCTGCAATTGCGTATTCGTTTGTTCTAATCAGACCGCCTGTAAGATGCCTTACGGGTCTAAACCCGAATGCTGCGTCTTTATTTGCCATCGTTATATCCTTTTTTTAAAGGGTTAAGTTTTTTTAGTTCGATGGACAAAAGAGCTAGAAAATTAGTTCTTTTTGTTGCCACCGAAGGTTACACGAGATTGCCTATCTGGTTTAGAGACCGGCATACTGGGGTGTTGTTCCTTTAGTAAATCATTTGCGACTGCTTCTTCTTTATCCAGAACTTGCTGTTTAAAGTAAGCCATTCGCTCTTCCACGATTTCTACCGGAATTTTAGCCAGTAATAAACCACCAACGCCTATAACACCTTGGTATTTCCCTTCCTGTATTGTCGGATACTGACCGTCGTCGGAATCGGCTCTTACGAGTTCAAAACCTTCTCTTAATCGAGCATTCAAATTTTTATTATCTGATTGCCCTAAAGTTTCAGCGCGTATCCACCTATATTTGTACCCATCGGGTGCAGGAGGTGCGTCTAGGGATGACGGGGGTGCCCATGGTTTCCTACGAGTCGTTTTCTCGCGGGATAAGGCAGCGCGTGGAGTCTTATTTTCATCAATTTTATTCATATGCCTACTCCTTCACGTATTTCGCATATTCTTCAAGTGGCACACCTAATTTTTTAGCAATCGCTACTTGTGATGGTGTGAGCCTCACTGTTTTGCGTCCAGTTCGTGTGGTCCTGTTAGCAGAAGCAACTGTTTGGACGGGTTGTTTGCTTCCTTGGACTTCTCCCCCATCGTTAAACTTCTGGGGAAACTCTTGTCTGAGCCTTCTGTCAATCTCTTCGTAGTATTCATCAGAAGATGGATTAAATCCTTCTTCCTCCACAAGCTTTTTGTGGATACCAAACGAAGCATATGTCATGGCTTCATCTTTTCCAAACCACTCGTTCTTCTCGGCCCAAGCTTCTGCTTTAGGGTCCGGTTGAGCCGGTGGCTGTTGTTGTACATTACTTTGTACAGGTTGTTGTATAGTCTGTCCAGCGTTTTCTTGAGATTTTTCGTATAATTTTCTTTGCTCTTCCGTAGCATTTATACGCTCTTGCTCAATAGCTAGCTTCGCTAACGCTTGATTTGCGGCTACTTGTGCATCAACATCACCTTTTGCAACTGCTGCTTTTAAAGCTATTTTAGCTGTTTCTAGTTCTGATTTTACACGACCAGCAAACTCATTAACATAACCATCATCTAGTTTTGTAAACTTTGTTTGTAGATCATCACGCTCTTTTTTAATTTGTTCAGCAAAACTAAGAGCTTCTTTTTCTCTTCTCTCTGCCTCACGAATTTTGTATGTTAGTCTGTCAATACGTTTTTTGACACCGTCACTATACTCTTCGCGTTCATCTTTTTCTTTAACCGGTTCTGCTTTTACTTCAACTTCCGGTTCTGCTTTTACTTCTTCTTGTTTTGCATCTTTGAGTTCAACATCAACAGAATTTCCAGACGTATCTAGATCAACCATTATGTTGTCCTCTTTCAATGCTTCTTGTGCTTCGGGCATGGGTTCCTCTCCATGTTAATGTGTTACTGGCGATAAGATACTTTCGGGGTCTTCTACAACTCCAAGAATTTCATCATCATTTAGTAAGCGTAATTCGCCGCCTTCAATATTAAGACGTGAACCTGCGTATTTGGCAAATATTACCCAATCGTTTTTCTTGCACCATGCACCATTTGGAAAACGACTTTCATCGTTATATGCATCTGGTCCTACCTTTAGTACAAGTCCAACATTAGCTGCAATTTGTGTTTCTTGTACTGTTTTATCAGACAAGATAATACCACCTTTGGTTTTGCCTTTACCTTTATGAGGTAAAATTAAAATCCTCCAACCTGTTGGTTCTGGTAGTTTAGATTCTTCTTTTTTCTTTTTTTCTTTTTTTACTTGTTTAGCACGCGCTTTTGCAACGTGTGTTGGTAAAATTAAGTTAGTCATTTTGCTCCTGTTTCTTTAGCAGGTCCGAGAGTTCCTGTTCGATATAGTTTAAAGTATCAAGTTGACCTAAATGATTTTGATAATCATT